ATTGTTCAACCCCGCATATATGCATTTGAAGATTTTAGTTTATCTTGTGATGATTTAAAATCTTTTGGTAAATATGTTAAAGAAAGAGCAATATTAGCATTGTCAGAAAATCCTATTAGAATTCCGGGAGAAAAGCAATGTGAATGGTGTCATAATAACCCTACATGTAAACAATTAGCTAATTACGTTAATGAAATTGTCGAAAATGATTTTGATAATTTAGAAAGTAAATTAGAAAATGAAATTGTAGATAAAAAAGTATTAGAGAAAATTTTCAATAATCGTAAACTTATTGAAGGTTATATTGAAAAAATTGAAAGTTATATATTTAATGGAATGTTAAAAGGAGATAAATATGAAACATTAAAATTAGTAGAAAGTCGTAAACATCGCCAATATACTGAAAATGCAGAAGCAGTTATAGTTAATCATATAGGAGATAAAGCTTATCAACCTAAAAAATTAATTGCAATTGGTGAATGTGAAAAATTAATTGACAAGGAAATAGTTGATACTATTACATTTAAACCTAAAGGTGAGCCATGTATAGCATCGATTAAAGATAAACGTCAAGAAATAAATATTGAAAACTTAGAATTTGAAAACTTAGAATCTTAAAAGGATAAAATAAAATGGATAAAATTAAATTACAAAATGTTAGACTATCATTCCCTTCAATCTTTAAAAAAGCACAATTTGAAGGCGTAGAAGGTAAATATGAAGCAACATTACTTTTAGATAAAAATGATAAAAAAACAAAAGCTATTATGGATAAAGCTATTAATGAGCTTATAGCAGAAGCTAAGATTAAAGTTCCAGATGATAAAAAAGCTATTAAAGATGGTGACGCAATATTTGAAGAAAAAGAATATGATGGATATGAAGGACATTGGGCAATTAAAGCATCAAGTAGTCGTAGACCTACTGTTATTAATCGCGATAAAACTCCTGTAACTGAAGATGATAATATTGTTTATGCCGGTTGTTATGTTAATGCTATTATATCTTTTTGGATTCAAAATAATAAATATGGTAAACGTGTAAATGCAAATTTATATGGAATTCAATTTATTAAAGATGGAACACCTTTTGGTTCTGGAGATTTTGATGTCACTGATGACTTTGATGAAGTTAGTGATGATGTAAATGACCTTTAAAAATTAATTCTTATAGCCCATAATTTTTATGGGCTATATTTTTATCAGAAAGTTAAAATGGAAAATTTAGTAGTATTTGATTGTGAAGTATATCCAAATTTATTCTTAATATGTTTTAAAGGATTAGAAAGTCAAAAAGTAATAACTATATCTATAAAAGATAAAGAAGTATTAAGTGATATTGACATTGCAACAATAAAATCAATTTTTATGAATAAGATGTGTTTTGGATTTAATACCCGAAATTATGATATACCAATTATATTATATGCATTAAAAAAAATGAATCCTTATCAAATATTCAATTTGAGTAAAAATATAATTGAAAAATCACAATATGGATGGCAGACATTACAATCTCAAAATTTAAAAATACCCGAATCATGGAAATGGTTTGATATTCAAGAAGTAGCAGGAGCGCGTTCATCTCTTAAACTCTATGGAGCTAGATTGCATTCAAATAAGATAATTGAATTACCTTATGACCCTACAATAGAATTAAACCAAGAACAAATAAACAATGTTATAACTTATTGTGTAAATGATTTAGATTTAACTATAAACTTATATGAAAGATTAAAAGATCAAATTGAATTACGAGCAAAAATGAGTATTGAATATAAAGAAAATTTATTAAGTAAATCAGATGCTCAAATTGCAGAAAAAATTATCAAATCAAAATTAAATATATCTAATGTTAATATTAAACAACCTGAAAGTTTTAAATATATTAAACCTAATTTTATAAAATTCAAATCAGATTATCTTAACAACTTACTTAAATTGATTTTAGATATTGACTTTATTTTAGATGATAAAGGTTCTATTCAATTACCAAAAGAATTAGAAAAAGAAACTATTGTTATAAATAATAAAAAATATAATTTAGGAATCGGTGGACTTCACTCATGCGAAAAATCTATAACATATTATTCTAATGACAAATTTACTATAATCGATAAAGATGTAGCTTCATATTATCCATCAATAATTTTAAATTGTAATTTATATCCTAAACAATTAGGCGAGAAATTCTTAAAAGTATATAAAGATATAGTAATGCGTCGGTTATTAGCAAAAAAGACTAAAGATAAAGTCACAAATGAAAGCTTAAAAATTGTTATTAATGGTTCATTTGGTAAATTAGGAAGCAAATATTCAATACTATATTCTCCAAATTTAATGATACAAGTAACTATAACGGGGCAATTATGTTTGTTAATGTTAATTGAAAAACTTGAAGAAAATGGAATAGAAGTAATATCTGCTAATACCGATGGTATCGTATCATATATAACAAATGATAAAGTTAAATTATTTGAAAAAATATGCTTAGATTGGGAATTAAATACTGGATTTGAATTAGAAGGAACTAAATATAAAGCTTATCATTCTCGAGATGTTAATAATTATTTAGCAATAAAATTTGATAATACTACTAAAGGTAAAGGTATTTTTACAAAAGATACTTTGAGTAAAAATCCTCAAGGAACTATTATATTTGATTCAGTTATAGAATATTTAGTAAATAATAAACCAATAATGAAAACATTAAAAGAATGTATAGATATAAAAAAATTTATAACAGTAAGAACTGTAACAGGAGGAGCAAAATGGAATGAAGAATATTTAGGTAAAGTAGTAAGATGGATATATAGTACTCAAGGTAATACTATTCATTATTGTAAAAATAACAATAAAGTGGCAAAGTCTGATGGAGCTTATCCAATTAAAGAGTTATGTGATTTACCAATTCATATTGATTATAGCAAATATGAAGAAGAAGCTTTAGAAATAATAAAACTTTTAGGATTAAAATTGTAAAAATATTAAAAAAAATTGTATAAAATATAAAAAATATGATATAATTCATTATTCAAATTAAAAGGAAATAAAAATGAATATATTTATTCTTGAAAATGATATAAAAAATAACGCAATATCTCATTGTGATAAACATGTTGTAAAAATGATATTAGAATATTCTCAATTATTATGTTCAGCATTGCATATTTCAGAACAACATCGAGAAATTTTAAATATATCTATAAATGAAATACCATATAAATTAACTCATAAGAATCATCCTTGTGCTATTTGGGTACGTAAAAATATAATAAATTATAGTTATTTAAGTAAATTATTTAAAGAATTATGTTGTGAATATACTTATAGATATAATAAAAAACATGCTAGTCAAGATAAAATTAATCCATTGTTATTTATATTAAATGATAATTTAGACATTAATGATTTAGATTTACCTAAATGTATGCCTGAATACTATAAGTCTAATTCAATTATTGAATCTTATAGAAATTATTATAATAATGATAAAAAACATTTACATAATTGGAAAAATAGAGATATTCCCAGTTGGATAACTTTATAAAAAAGTTAAAAAAAATTGTACAAAATATAAAAAGTATGTTATAATACATTATTCAAAATTAAAAATGATTTTGAAATTTTAAAAAGGAAATTAAAAATGCAAAATGAAATTAAATATTATATGTTGACATATCTAGTTATGAATCAAGGAATGTTACATAGTAGATATAGAATATTTACTTCAACTAAAAATATTGAAGATTGTTATAATAATGAATATATTAAAAAAGAATTATATAATATACAAAAACAATATCCAATGGGGATATTACACAATATTCAACTTACAGAAATATTAGAAGAACATTTTAAACATTTAACAGGAAATTAAAAATGAATAAACAATTACAACTTATTAAAAAAATGCATACTAAATTTGGTATTACACACGACAAAGTACCATTTACTTTAGAAGAAAAAAGATTTAGACATGCAGCATTAATTGAAGAAGCTACTGAATATATGACAGCTGAAACTCCCTGGGATGAATTAGATGCTATTATCGATTTAACTGTATTTGCTTTAGGTACTCTTGAAAGACAAGGTATGTTAAATTTATTTGAAGAAGCATTTGAAGATGTTATGTATGCAAATATGCAAAAAGAAGTTGGTTCTAATGGAAATAAAAGAAATGGTTTTAAATTAGATTTAGTAAAACCGCAAGGATGGAAAGCTCCAGATTTTAGACATTTATTTACTATTGAAAATAAAATAAAACAATATGAAGAAGATAATAAAGAATTAATAAATGATGTTTTATTTGAAAGAGGAACAAATTATGGTTCATTTTTAGATAATGCTTATTTTACTCAAAATATATTAGATTTATTAAATAAAATTGATATTATAGATATGACTCCTTATTATTTACGTGAATATATTCACATGTTATTGCATAAAATATCTAGAGCATTATGTGGCAATAATATTACTTATAAAGATACATATATTGACATTATTGGCTATTCAAAATTATGTTTAGATTTAGTAATTAATGATGAAATATTGCCAATTAGTCATAATGCCTCATCAATTATATTTATTAAAATTTTACCAATTATAGAATCTAAATTTAATGAATATTTAGATAAAAATGAAATTTATGATTGCGATGAGTTATATACACATTTAGGAATATATTTTACTTCAATTGGTAAATGTGTATCTGATATTTATAGTTCTAAATTTAAAGAAATAAAAGTAGCAGCATTTGAAACTATAATCAATAATTCATATTCAATTTTGGAGAAAATTAATGAAGTTAAAACGAATAATTAATATTCGTAAAATCTTTATTGATAAATTTATCAATAAAGATTTTAATGAAGAAGGATTATTAGAAATAATTGGGGCGAATTTTATAGCTGATAAAGATACTATATTTGGAATAGTTAATCCTGATTATATTACTAAAGAATTAAATTGGTATTTATCACAATCATTATTTATTAAAGATATAGATAAAGATGAAACAAAAATACCTCAAATATGGAAAAATATAGCAAGTAAAAATGGTGAAATAAATTCTAATTATGGTTGGTGTATATTTTCTAAAGAAAATTATTTTCAATATCAAAATTGTTTACATGAATTATTAAAAAATCCAAATTCACGACGAGCAATAATGATATATACTAGACCTCAAATGCATATCGATTACAAAAAAGATAATATGAATGACTTTATTTGTACAAATACTATTCAAGTTTTTATAAGAAATAATCATTTAATATATATTGTAAATATGAGAAGTAATGATGCTATTTTTGGTTATAAAAATGATTATGCATGGCATCATCAAGTATACATTTGGTTAAAATTTGATTTAGAAAAACATTTTAAGAAAAAATTAAAAAAATCACATATAATATGGCAAGCTAATACTTTACATATTTATCCAAGACATTTCTGTTTAATAGAGAAAGAATTAGAAAATGCAAAATAAAATAACAGCAATTATTATTCCGACTTTAGGTAGAATTGATAAACAAATTACTTATCATAATTTACCTAAAAAATATAAAGACATTACTTATTTTGTAATACAAGAACATGAATATAATGATATGAGTTTATTATATGGAGACAATAAAGTTTTATGTTTACCTAAAGAAATAAAATCTATTGCTCCTACTCGTGAATGGATTCATAACAAATTTAAAAATGAATGTTATTTTGTATTTGATGATGATATCGATTTTGTTATTAAAACTCCTATTAGAGAAAATGAAACATTAAAATGGAATACTAAATATTTTGATGAAAACGATTTTGATGATATGTTTAAATTAATATCAAAATGGTTAAATGAAGGATATATATTTGGTGGCTTACAAGCAGCTTATATTTTACCAAATGAAAAACTTTATCCAGAAACTGAAAATTTTAGAGTACTTACTAATGTATTTTATAATGGACCTAAAATTCCAAATAATATACAATGGAATAGAGTACCATTTGGAGAAGATTTAGATGTTGAATTACAACTTTTAACTCAAGGGTTTAAAAATAAAGTCTCAATAAAATACATGGCTAAATGCAAACCTACGGGCTATAAAGGTGGTTGTTCATTACAAAGAACACTAGAAGAACATAATAAGTCGCAATTAAAATTAAAAGAATTATGGCCTAATTTTGTTACAATAAGAGAAAAAGAAGAAAAACAAGGACTATGGAAAGGGCAGAAAAAACTCAATATTATAGTACAACATAAAAAAGCATTCAATTCTTCTATTCAATTAGATTTATTAAAGGATTTATAAAAATGTTAAACCGACAAAATTTAAAAATATCAGTTTTTTTACAAATAGCTATAAATTTATCACAATTAGCTACTTGTTCAAGACGTAATGTAGGATGTGTTATTTTAGACAAATATGATAGAATTATTGCTACAGGATATAACGGTGTGGCAAAAAGTTCTAAACATTGTATTGATAATAATTGTATTGGAAGTCAATGTGAATCTAATACTAATTTAGATAAATGTGAAGCTATACATGCCGAACAAAATGCTTTATTACAATGTAAAGATATTAATGAAATTGCTCAAATAATTTGCACAACTTCACCTTGTATGCATTGTGCAAAATTAATATCAAATACATCATGCAAAAAAGTTATATATTTAGATAAATATGATGAAAATGCTATAGAATATTTAAAATCTAAAAATATTGAAATAGAAGAATGGGAAAAAATAAATGATTGATTTAAAATATAAAGATTTAAAAGAATTAAAAGAAAAAGATATTGAATCACGAGTTTGTGATTATTTCTTAAAAAAAGGTTTTTTACATTTTAAATTTTCAAGTCCATCCCATCGAGGTGTTCCTGATAGAATTTATTTTAAAAAAGGTTATTGTTTTTTGATTGAATTTAAAAGACCAGGTAATAATTTATCAGGACTTCAAAAATCAACTATTGAAAAATTAGAAAAACAATCAATTAATGTATTTGTAATTAATGATATACAAGATGGTATAGAATTAGCTGAAAATATTAATAAAATGCTTGAAACAAATACCTGGAAAGCTATTTTATTTTCAATTACAAAATTATGGAAAGATAAAACATTATGCAATTAATTAAAAAATCTAATTTACATAATTACCAATTAGAAGTAGTTAAACAGATTAAAGAAAAAAAGAAAGTTGCATTATTTTTAGAAATGTCTTTAGGTAAAACAATTAGTACTTTAACTGCATTAAGTGAATTATTAGCAACTAATAAAATTCAAAAAGTATTAATAATAGCGCCTTTAAGAGTCGCTAATACTGTATGGAAACAAGAAGCTGAAAAATGGGAACATACTTATTGGTTAGCAAATCAAATGGCAATATGTACAGGTTCTGTTAAAGATAAAATAAAGGCAATTACTTCAAAGCATAAAATATTAATTACTAATAAAGATAATTTAACTTGGTTAGGAGTTAATGCAAGACATTGTAATTATGATTGTGTAATTATTGATGAATCATCAGCTTTTTAGTCTGCATCAACTCAGCGTTTTAAAGCTATACGCAAAACTTGTATTGATTCAACATATACATTACTTTTAACAGGTACTCCTTCTCCTAATTCTTTAATGGATTTATGGCCACAAATATTTCTATTAGACCAAGGAAAAAGATTAGGTAAAACTATATCATCTTATCGTCAAAGATTTTTTTATCGCGATGGTTTTATGGGATATAATTGGAAACCATTTAAAGAATCACAAGAAAAAATACAAGAATTATTAAAAGATATTTGTATTACTTTAAAAACTAAAGATTATATAGAATTACCTGAAAAAATAATGGTAAATGCTATTTGTGAATTACCTGAAAAAGCTTATAAAATATATAAACAAATGGACGATGAATTTATATTTGAAGTAAATGACGATAAAATTGAAGCTATTAATGCCGCAACTAAAGCTAACAAATTATTACAATTAGCTAATGGATTTATGTATGATGAAAATAAAATAGCACATGAATTCCATCAAACTAAAATTGATACTTTAAAAGAAATAATTGAAAATAATCCAAATGAAAATATATTAATAGCATATAACTTTCAACATGATTTAATAATGTTACAACGTGAATTTAAAGATGCAATATTATTAGATAAAGAAGGTAAAAATGTAAAACTTTGGAATGATGGTAAAATTAAATTATTATTAGCACATCCCGCATCAGCTGGGCATGGTTTAAATTTACAATCTGGAGGAAATATTATTGTATGGTATAGTTTAACTTGGAGTTTAGAAAATTATTTACAATTTAATGCCCGATTGCATCGACAGGGACAACAAAAACCTGTTCGTATTATACATTTAATTGCTAAAAAAACTAATGATGAAAGAGTAATGAAAGTATTAAATATGAAAGATGCTACTCAAGAAAATTTATTAAACAAATTAAAATTAATATTATTTGCAGAAAAAATGGATATATAAAATGAAATATGTAAAAATTGAATTTGAAGGACCAAACTCAAATGGTTGGTTAATTTGTGAAGAAAAATTTATTGAAATTATTAGAATTAATTTAGCTAAATTCAATAATAAAATAGTTAAAATTATATAAATTATAAAAAATATTGTATAATTTGTGATATAATTATCAATTATATATTAAAAGGAAAATTAAAATGATGTTATTACCAATTGAAGTAATTAGAGAAAAATTAAAATATATGAGACCAGGATTAGTATCTAAAGAAGCAAATATTTCTTTAATGACTATCCATAATTTATTGAATCCAAATTATAAAGGTAATTTTAATTTATCTACAATTAAAAAATTGACTGAATTTTTATCTAATAAAGAATAATAAAATGAAAAGCTTAACACAATTTTTAGATAAAAATAAAAGAATTATTCCTTTAAATGGGAAAATTCCTATAACCGAAAATTGGGTAAATTCTAAATTTGATTTAGAATTTTTATCCCAACATTCTGGTAATTTTGGATGGGCATTAGATAAATATGATTTAGTCATAGATGTAGACCCTCGAAATGGAGGAAAACAATCTTATGACAAACTATATAAAATGTTAAAAGAATATGATATAAATTTAGATTTTAGACCTTCTGTATTTACACCATCTAAAGGTTTTCATATTTATTTAAGTTTACCTATTAATTTTAATTCTAAAATTAAGAAAAATATTAAAGAATATCCAGGTATTGATTTTTTATCTTATGGATGTCAATGCGTAATTCCTGAATCAGAAACTGAAGTTGGAAAATATACCTGGGCAGATGAGATTTTTTGTGAATTTATTCAATTATCTGCTCCTAAATTATTATTAGATATTATTAGTTATGAGAATAACATTAATAATGATTTAGATGACTTTAGCGACATTATCTCTTCAACTGTGATAGATATTACGTCTGAAGAAGTCCAATGCATTCTGGACCAATTAGATGCGTCTATGGGATATGATAATTGGATTAAAGTAGGAATGGCTTTACATGATTGGAATAGAGATGATGGATTATCTTTATGGGAAAAATGGAGTAAACAAGGAACTAATTATGTAAAAGGTGAAACTAAAAAACATTGGAAAAGTTTTAAAAGCGGTAACGGTATTTCAATTGGAACTCTTAAATATATTCTTAAAGAACAAAAAACAAATGAATATAAAATTGTTATTGATGATTTAATTGAAAATATTAAAAAATCAGATAAAATTGAATTAGAAAAAATAATTAATAAAATTCCTAATCAAGACATAGAAGATATTGATAGAGAAATTTTAGTTAAAGAAATCCAAAATAAATATAAAGAAATTTTGGATATTAAAATTCCAGTTGCTGAAATACGTAAAAAAATAGCGCCTTTCAAAGATAGAGTTATTGAAACTCCAGTTTGGTGTAAAAATTGGGTATATGTAAATAGTCATACAGCTTTTGTTAATATTAAAACTATGAAAGCTCATAAAGCTGAATCTTTTAATTTGGAAAATGGTAAATATATTCCTGAATCTGAGTCAGGTTCTAAATTATCTGCTACAAAATATGTATCTGATAATGGATATATTATTAAAGTTGATAATTTAGCTTATTTACCCACGTATGAGCATCATATTGTTGAAATTGATAATCAAAAAATATTAAATACATTTAATCCGACAACTATTCCTTTAACAGATGAAGAATATACTGATGAAGGATTAGAAGCAATAGAAAAAATAAAACAACATATTAAAATTATATGCTCAACTGATGATAATTCTAAAATATTTACAGAATGGTTAGCTCATCAAATTCAATATCCGGGTAGACAAATCTTATGGAGTCCAGTTATTCAAGCTATCCAGGGTGTTGGTAAGTCATTTTTTGGAGAGTTATTAAGATATTGCCTTGGTGATAGAAATATTGGAACAGTATCACCTACTCAAGTAGTATCTCAATTTAATGGATGGGCTACAGGAGTTGCAGTAAATGTATTAGAAGAATTACGAGTTGTAGGGCATAATAGATTTGAAGCTATTAATGCATTAAAACCTCTTATAACTGATAGAATGATTCAAATCAATGACAAAGGTATTAAACAATATACAACATATAATACTACTAATTATATATGTTTTACTAACTATAAAGATGCATTACCTATTGATGAAGATGATAGACGTTGGTGGATTATATTTGTTGAGTTAAAAAGTTTACAAGAAATTGATAACTTAACAGGTAAACCACATGTTACCTATTTTATGGAACTATTTGATGCTTTAAGAAATAATCCAGGGCAAATACGCAAATGGTTATTAGAATATGAAATTAGTAAAGAATTTATTAAAATAAAACAAGCACCTATGACTAATTATAAACGTTCTATGATTTTAACTGAAGAAGCAAGTATTGAAGGATTAGATGAGATTAAAGACTTACTAACCAAAACATCAAAATTTTATAATCTTGAAGCATTAGAATCTGCATCTCTTTTTGAAGATTTTGAAATGGAATATCCTCATATTACTTTAACAAATCATAAAAAAAATCAACTTTTAAAAAGATTAGGCTATGTAATTCACCCTCAAAAAATATTTTTAGAAGGAAAAAATAGAAAAATATGGACAAAATATCCAATGGAACGAGAAAAAATTTTAGAAATATTTAACTTAGATTTATAAAAATAGTTAAAAAATGATTAAAAATCATCAAAAAATTTTAAAATCCAAAATTTTCATTTTGGATTTTTTTATGCATAAAAATGGTTAAAAAAATATCCGAATTTGTTCTAGACCAAATTCATAATTTTAAAATGTTATGGCTAATCAATAAGTTAGTTTGGGTTAATCACCAATGTAAGATAAGCGCAGAAAATGGTATAAGTTATTGATTAGCCAAAACATTATTGTACATACCTTAACTTTTTGGCTCTTGGCCCAATCTAAGTTATTGATTAGCCATAATATCTAATAATACTAACTTTAATTTTTTTCTAATATAAATATAAAAAATATATACGTATATAGGAGAAAATATTTACGTATATATGGGGAGAAATGTTTGGGTATGTATTAAAAGTTAGGGTTTATTCAATAGAATCAATAACTTAGTTTGGGTCAATTTTTTGAAAAGTTAGGGTCAAAATTAAAATGTTATAGCTAATCAATAACTTAGTTTGGGTCAATGATTAAGTCGACATCTGGAATGAGTAAATGAAAAAATAGTTTACATTATTTGTTAACGTATGATATAATGTCACATATAAACAAAACAGTCATCTCAAATCTGAGAGCCTTAAAAAATGCTAAAACGTTAAAATCATAAAAACTAAAAAGTCAATAAAATAACTAATTACCCAAAACGCTATACATAAACTTATTGGAGAATATCGTGGCACTACTTAAAGAACAATGGCTTGAAATCAAAGTCAAATGGGAAACAGGTAGTTACACCATGCAAAATTTAGCTGATGAATATGGCATATCTAAAGTTGCAATAAGTAAAAAAATTAAAAAAGAACAATGGGAATCAGCTAGAACCCGTAAAATCAAAAAATCAGTAATTGAAAAAGTAAATGAGTTAATTGATAGCTCAAACGAAATAAAACATGTATTACAAGGTGATGAAGCTAATATCTTCAAAACTGAAGTACTAAAAGATTTATCCGCGTCTCTAATGGCTGATAATGTGCGTCTAAGACTACTATATGCTTTGTATAAAGGCATTGGACAAATTGAAAATGTTATAGACGCCAATCCTTCTGGTGTATATGTTAAAGAACAAAAAGACAATGGAATTGTATATGAACGCAATACATTGTTTATTAAAGATTTAATGTACATATTGAAGGAACTCAATAGTACAGTTGAAGGTGTTACTCCTTCAACTGCTGTTGTAGTTAACAACAATTCAATAATTAATAATCCTGATGATAAACCTTCAATGGCAGTTAACTTTATAGCTAAGTAAATGAATGAAGAATATAAAACTATCAATTTTGAAATACCTAATAAGCTTATTGATTTTGCTAAAAGCAATAAAATGTATCAAGTTTTATTTGGTGGACGTTCATCAGGTAAAACCGCAACAGTTATAAGAAAACTTATTCAAAGAACAATGACACGTAGACATAAAGTAATTTGTACGCGTGAATACCAATCCTCAATAGCCACTTCAACTTATGCAGAACTATCAGAACTTATTTATAAGTATGATTTAAATAATGCTAAAAAATATCCAAATAATCATTTTATAGTTAAATGTGATAAAATAACCAATATTAATGGTAGTGAATTCATATTTAAAGGTTTACGCCGTGATATTATGCAAATCAAATCGATACCAAATATTGATATTGTATTTGTAGAAGAAGCTGAAACTATTACAGACGACCTATGGGATACTTTAGACCCAACTATTCGGGCTGAAAACTCTCAAATGATTATTTGTTTTAATCCTAGAGAAAAAACATCAGCTACTTATCGCCGTTTTATTGAAGAAGACTTAGAAGATGATATATATCGATGTGAAATAAATTATCCTGATAATCCATTCAATAGTCTTACAATTCTTAAAAAAATTGAAAGAATGAAACGTAATGACTATCCTAGATATGAGCATATTTATTTAGGTAAAGTAATTGATATATCTGAAGATGTTATATTTAAAGGCAAATTCCAAATATTAGATATGAATATTACAAGAATGGATAATATTTGGATTTATAATAACAAACGTATTGAAATGCTATATGGTATGGATTTTGGTTATAATCCCGATCCTGCAGCTATGGTAGAATTATGTTTTTTAGATGAAGATACAATCTATGTTAATAGAGAAATATACGAACATAAATTAGTTCCAACATATTATACCGAAAAAATAAAAGAATTAATGCCTGAGGGATTAAAAGAAGATTGGATAGCTGATTCTGCTCGAAATGATACTATTGCACAATTAAAATTATATGGATTAAATATTGAAGGTGCAAAAAAGAATAAAGGTAGCGTTGAAAGTGGTATAGAATACTTATTAGGTAAAAAGATAATCATTAATCCTAAATGTGTTAATATGATATATGAAGCACATAATTATAAGTATAAAACTGATAAATTGACAGGTAAAATAATAGGCGAACCTATAGATGCTAATAATCATTTATGGGATGCTATAAGATATGCATTAAATAAACACATTATGGCAAATTCACATAGATTAATTAATCCTAATGCATTAGAAGAACTTTTGAGGTGGTAGATGAAGAAACATATTAGACAACAAGATAATAGCATTAGAGCTTCAGTAAATGATGTTAGCGATAATCCTAAAAAGAAATTCAATTGGAGTTTACCGAAAGTAATTAATCCTGAGACAGGTAAATATGACGATATAAAAAATGTCATTAGTAAAGATGCATATAAAGCTTATGATTCAGTTAATGCTCGTTATGGACAAATAAATGGAATCGGATATAACTTACCAAAAGCTGTAACATCTATGGTTGATACGGGATTTATAGGTTATGCAGCTTTAGCAATGTTATTATCTACTAATGGTATATTAAATGCTATATGTAAAACGTTATCTACTGAAATGCTTAGAAAATGGATAGAATTTATTGTTGTAAATAATGAAGATAATGATGATATAAATGAAAGAGTAAATAAACGAATTGTTGAATTAGAAAAAGAATTTGAAAGATTAGACGTTAGAGCAACAATCCAAAAAGCTTTATATCATACATTTGCATTTGGGGGTTCATATATTGCCCCGGCCATAGGTAAAAATATAGATTATATTAATCCTGATGAAGAAACATTAAAAGAGCTTGAAAGTGAATTAATTATTGATGACGTGTCAATTGGTAAAGGTGACTTGCAATATATAACTGCAATAGAACCAATGTGGGTAGTACCAATTAGATATGACACTACTAATCCGTTTAATGAATTCTTTTATAAACCTGAATTTTTTAGTGTAATGGGTAAAACTACTCATTATAGTAGATTGTTAAAGTTTATTTATAATGAAGCTCCTGATATATTTAAACCAACTTACTTATTTAACGGTGTTCCATTAATTCAATATTGTATGCCTTATGTGTCTGACTTTGAAAGTATAAGAAAAGCAGTTACATTTATTGTTCAACGTTATAATCTTAACGTATTAAAAACAAATGTAGAAAAAACTATAACATCAGATGACCCAATTATAAGAGGCCAATTAAAACAACGTATACAAATCTTTAATGCTACTCAAGCAAATGCAGGTACTATTGCAATAGATAAAGATGAAGAATTTAGTCAAATTAATATGACATTAGCGGGACTTAAAGATTTAGAAAGTCAAGCTGCGGAATTTATGTGTATTGTTCCTAAAATTCCTGCTACTAAATTATTAGGAGTATCTCCTCAAGGATTTAATTCTACAGGTGAGCACGAATTGACTTCATTTTATGATTTATGTATGTCCTTAAATGAAGAAATTGTTAGACCGCATTTAATTAAAATAATGCAAATGGCAATGTTAAATATTTGGGGCGAAATCGATGAGAGTATATCTTTTAAATTTTTACCTATGGAAGAAATGAATGAAAAAGAATTAGCAGAAATTAATAAGATTAATGCTGATACTTATTTTACATTATCTCAATCACAAGCTATTGATGGTGAAGATATTAGAGAAGCTTTAAGAAATAATCCAAATTCTGATTTTAATGTTTTAGAAGAACGCGAAAGAAATTATATTAATGAAATAACTAAAGAATTTGAAAGTATTTTATAATGGCTAAAAAGTTTATTGAATTACCTCCAATAAAACCTAATATATCTCCTTATAAAAGATATTTAAGAGAATTAAAATCTATTATTAAAAGTATGAATAGAGATATACGAAAATCAATAATTGAAGAATATTCAAAAACTACAAATGCTGAGCAATTAAATAACTTTTTATCAATGAGAATCTCGCAATGGGAAATGTTTATTGATAGAAAATCTGAAGTTATTTCAACTCAATTTGTAACTTCTATAAATGATAATGTAACCACTGAATTAAAAAAATCTTTAAATAAAGCTCCTAAAATATTGTATAATAACCTAGTTGTTAAGCTAAATGAAAGAAATTCTGCTGCTTTAAATGCAAATAAAGCAGCAATAATAGAAAATGTTAATTTAATAAAGTCAATACCTCAAAAGTATAAAACTGAATTAGAATTTTTTGTTAATGAAGCAGCAGGACAAGGTAGAAATGTACAATGGCTTAAAGAAAAAATAATGTCTTTAGGCCATTCTACAGAATCTAGAGCTCAATTCATAGCTATGGACCAACTTAATAAAATAACAAGTACTATTAATAATGCAAGACAAAAAGGTTTAGGTATTAAGCAAAATAAATGGCATCATTCATCAAGACCTAAACAACCAAGAAAATCACATGTTGAAGCAGATAATAGAATATATGATTTAGATAAAGGTTGTAATATTGATGGTGAATATATTTATCCTGGACAAAAACCAAGATGTTATTGCTTTTCATCCCCAATATTACCATTTGAAGATAGTTTAGAATAATGAGTAAAATAACTAATAAAGCTCAAGATTCAGCTGAATTTAAAGTTGAGTATGATGATTCAAATAGAAAATATGACAATAATGGCTATTTACATATTGAGAATTGTGTTTTAACTAAAGAAGAAGTTAGTGATTATTTAGGCAAATCTATAACTCACTGGAAAATGTTAAATTTAGACCCAAATAAAACTTATGGGTTATATCGACCAATAGAAGAAATAGAAAAAGCCTTTACATTATATAATGATTTACCTCTTACAGATGATCATATTGAAATAACTCCAATTAATCCTAAACGCGAAAAATGGTTTGGACACAGTGGTAGTTTATCAAGAATCGAAGATGGAAAACTATATAATAAAATTACTGTTTTAGTTAAAAAAGCAATTGATGAAATTGAATTAGCTACTAAAAATCCAGGACAAGGACGTAAAGATTTATCTATTGGATATGTTTATGACTTAGTTCCTGAAGAAGGTACATTTGGAGGTAAAAAATATGACTTTGTAATGCGAAATATACGACCAAATCACGTAGCTTTAGTTAAAGAAGGACGTGTTAATGACGCAAAAATTGCAGATAGTAAAAATTTTAAAGGAATTACTAAAATGAAATTTAATATGTTAAACTTCTTAAAGGGTTTTGCAAAAGACTCAAAAGAAGAATCTAAAGCTTATGACGAAGGACACTTACGTGAAATTGGTAAAGGTATTATCGCTATGGCTAAAGATGAAGATTATGAAGGAAAAGAAGATAAATTGTTAGATGAAATAACAGGTGTCTTATCAGAACTTCATAAAGTACAAAAAGAAGAAAAAGAATCTAAAGCTAAAGATAATGAAGAAAAAGAATCTAAAGCTAAAGATAATGAAGAAAAAGAATCTAAAGCTAAAGATAATGAAGAAAAAGAATCTAAAGCTAAAGATAATGAAGAAAAAGAATCTAAAGCTAAAGATAATGAAGAAAAAGAATCTAAAGCTAAAGATAATGAGGAAAAAGAATCTAAAGCTAAAGATAATGAAGAAAAAGAATCTAAAGCTAATGATTCTAAAGACTTTGCACAAGTTGTCGGATTAAGTCAAAAAGTTATAGGTAGACTTAATCCTGATTTAATTATGCAAGGTAAAAGTGCACCAATTATGGATAAAGTATTAAAAGCTAAAGGTATTGCTTTTGATAGTATGAATCATAATGAGAAATTAGGATTATTGAAAAATTTAGCTAATTCTAAAAAATCAGTACCTAATTTTGCAAGTGATAGTAAAACTGATAAAGTATTATTATCTTCAAAACCTATGTTTAACCCTCTTAATCGTAAAGGAAATTAAAAATGAGTACTACTACACAAGGTAAAGTAACCGCTCCAAATTGTGGTTATCCAGGTGATTCATACAATACTGCATTTATCAACCAAGGTTTAACTCAAGCAGCTACTGTAACTAAAGGTGGCGTAAAAATTGGACGTTTTTGTTTTGGTGTTAATGACACTACAAATATTCAACAATTATATGAAGCTAATAAGACAGTATTAGCTGGATTTGTTATTCGAGCTCAAAATACACCTATGCCCTGGGATGCGTTATATGAAGGTTCATCAATGTTAATTAGTGATGGCTTACAAGCAAATTTTGTAAGTTCAGGAAGCTTTTTAGCAGACGTTATATCTCTAAATGCAGGTGGAGCAATCAAAATGCAAGATAAAGTATATGTACGTATTTCAGATAGTGCTACTATTGTATCTACAGCCGCTTTAAGTGATGGTTATATTGATACTGGTTGGAAAGTTACTAAAACTAATCCTCAAGCAGTAAATTATAATGCTCGAATTGTGGTTATTTCTAACCAACAAACATTTAATTAAGGATAAACAAAATGACTATTTTAATTAATCAATTTGCAACAGATGCGGGAATCGAATCAGATAAACTTAATGAAAGATTAAGTTTATTAGAAATGTATCAAAAAACAAATGAAATGAAATCATTAGATGGTTCTGGTTATGGTATTAAATTCCGTGCAGAAGACCAAAAATATACGGATGAAGTATATTTAGCTCAAGATTCTAATGAAATGCGTAAAATTGTATCTTTAATTAATAGTGTAGCTAACGATGCTTTTGATACCCCAAGTAATGGTGTATTACCATGGTTGACTTCAGTATATACTAATAAAATTATTGAGCAAATATTTCAAACTCGACCAATTTGGAAAATTGCAACAGATTTTCAACAAGGTGCATTTGGTACTACTCAAATTTATATTCCTGTTATTTCTTATGCAGGTACAGGCGAAGAATATGCTGATGCCGGTACTGGTGGTAACAATAGTGTAAACTTAAACTATTTGAATCGTGATACAGTAACAATTCAACGTATGTTAGCTTATGGTGATTTGGCAAATGCACAAATGTCAATGGGTAAAATTGATTATGTAGCTCGTTTGCGTGAAGGTTTAGGTACTCAAATTAATTTAGATATTAATAATATTGCATTCCGTGGTTATCAAGGTAAAAAAATCTATGGTGTACTTAATGACCCATCACTAAATGAATCTATTGAATTCCCTGCTACTGCTGCTAATCCTGATTCATCTAATTGGCAATGGGCTAATTATGCTGAAATTAGTGCTAATATTCGCGCATTATATGCTCAATGTATTGGTAATGCAGCGGGTAATTTATCATTTGAAGATAAAGCTTACTTAACTGTTCCTCCAAGCGTATACGTATATTTAACAGACCAAAACCCATTAGGTACTCAATCTGTATATCAATACTTAAAAGGTACATTCCCTGGATTAGAATTAGTACAATGTCAAAATAACGTTGGAGAAGATGTTTTATTTATCCAATTGATATTTGAAAAAGTACAAGGACAAGATACTCTATTAAATACTTTTAGCTCATTATACAATTCCCATGGTGCAATTCGTAAAGAATCGTCTTATGTTGAAAAAGTTAGTTACGTAGTATCAGGTTCAATTGTAGCTATGGCAATGGGTGTAGCAACGGGTTTAATGACTAAAGAATAAGGAATATAATTATGTCAACAATTAAAGTATGCAGTCGTCTTTTAAATAGTGTTGAATTTTCTCGTTATCAAGAAAAAAAAGATAAACATGGTTTACCTTATAAAGAAGCAATTGGTAAAAAAATTGTTATTGAAGGTGTAAATGCTTATGAGAAAAAAACAGGATTAAAATTACCTTATGTTTTTACTGAAATTCAAGCTGATGATTGGGAAATGATTAAAGCAACTATGGGACATTGTACTTCAATCAAACATGGCCATATATTTGTCGGTAAAAATGAAAAAGAAACAACTATTCAAGCTGTTGCAGAATCTGATATTAAAAACCGTGCACTATATGGTAATGAGCCAATCAAATTACCAACTGTAAATGGTGTTGAGGTAAGTTAATATGTTTAACTTTGAGCCTGATAAATTTAAAGAACTTTATCCGCAATTTATTGAAATTAATAATCAAGCATTAGTTATGACTTTTAATCATGAGGCAATAATTTTAGGTGAAAAAGTTATTGCATGTGTAGATGGAGAAGATGATAAATTATATTGGGCTCAAGTAGTATTAGCACATATTTTAACTCTTGAAGTTAATCAACAAACAGGTAGAGTATCTCAAGCTAGTGAAGGTGATGTCTCAGGTTCATTTGATTATTTATCTACAACTGATGACAAATGGTGGGCTGAAACAACTTATGGGCAAAAATGTTTTAAATTAATTCAAATGTGCGGGGGTTTTATTTACTTCCCTCCTGATGATAATAATTTTTGGATTTAATATGTCTGTAGAAGTTGAATATGATAATAGAAATATAACAAAAATAATAAACAAAATAAAGAATAAAACTAAAGTAGTAAAAGTTGGATTTTTACAAGAAGATGTAGCAAAAATAGCTATAATAAATGAATATGGGGCAGTTATTAAAGTAACTGAAAAAATGAGGCAAATGTTTTTTGCTAAATGGGGTATTCAAAAATCAAATAATCCAATTATTATACCCCCAAGACCATTTATGGAAATGACTTATAATAAATATAAGAAAAAATGGGTTAAATATTTGAATACTTTAGTAGTTAAAAATAATTATGATATTGTTAAAGCCCTAGAATTAGTAGGTGAAATGATGCAACGAGATATTCAAATCACTATTAAAGAAGGTGATTTTGCTCCAAATGCCCCTTTAACCGAAAAAATTAAAGGTAAGAATAAACCATTAATAAATACTGGTAATATGCTCCAATCAGTTCAATATGAGATTAAATAATGCCCGGATTTAATATACATAAAGCTATAAGTCCTGCTTTAAATGTTATAGTACCTTTACAAAATATAATTTTAAAAATGTATTTAGGTGAGCTTAAAGACCCTGAAACAATGCTCCGTAAGGTAACATACACTGATGTCCAATCTAGTGCAAGGATTCAATTAGAAAACACTCAGAAATTAATGCATTATGATGGTATTAGTACAACTTCAATAATTAAAAGATTTTATATTAATTCTTATACTCTTAAAGGTTTAAATAGAAATATTCAAACTGGTGGAGATTATATATTGCATAAAGATTTATATTATAAAATTATTGAAGTTAAATATAATTTTGATACAGGTTGGGTAGCAGTAATAGCAGTTCAATCTAATGGAATACCAAATGAATTTAAATAAAGCTATTAATGATTTATTATTAAAAATTGTAGGTAATGATTATAATAATGATTCAATATATTTTAATAATGAAAATAATATCACTTTACCTAATTCAAAAGATAATAAGTTTATAATTATAAATGAATTATATAGTATCCCTAAAACTGCTTTAGTGTATAATAACAATAAAGTTGATGAAGAACAACAAGAAGTAGATGTTACTTCTAAACAAATTATAGAAATATTTATACAAGTTGATTTTTATAGTAATACTTCAGATTATATTGCTATAAATAATTCAAGTAAATTTGCAGTAGCTTTACAATCATATATTGCTACTTCAATTTTAAAAGAACAAGGGTTTAGTATAGGAAAAGCAGAAAGTCCTAAAAATACAACTCTTGTTATGGATACAGATAATTATATATGTAGATATTCAGTTAAATTTAGTGTGTTTAGTTTAAGTGAATTAGCTATATCAATTGAAGGATTCAATACAATAGACGCACATTTTTTTATGGAGAAGTAGTATGCCTTCTATTAATCTTAATAAACTAATATCAGTAACATCTGCGACGATGTCAAGCGGATATACTCCTGCTTCATTAGTAGCAAATGTATTGAGTAAAAATAGTTTAATTCCTGTTAATGACAAACAACGTTCATTAAATTTTACTTCACCTGATTTAGTAGGTGATTTTTTTGGTTATGAGTCAGATGAGTATTTATATGCTACTCAATACTTTAAAGGATATAGTTCACAATTAGGAACAGCACCTTTTATTACATTTTCTAGATATATTTCAGAAGATGTTGGAGCATATATTTCTAGTGGCGGAATAGTATCTGGAGGTATCTTATCAGATATTGTAAAAATTACAGCAGGTGCTATTACATTCCAATTTAATGGTACTAAACAAGTATTAAAAGATTTAGATTTTAGTAAATGTACAAGTTTATCTATGGTTGCTAATGTTATTCAAACAGCATTAGATGCACTAATTAAAGGTGTATTAGTAACTTATAATGGAATGAGAAAAGAATTCTATATTACTATTCCCGCGGGTAAAGGTGATACTTTAGTTGATTATTGTTTAGATTCACCTTTAGCATTATTATTGAAACTAACTCAAGTTGATAATGCTATATTATCTCAGGGTTCTAAAGCTCAAACGCCTGCCGAAAATATGGCTGCAATTAAAAAAATATCAAGAAATTGGCAAGCATTTAATACATTATGGGATAATTTTTTAGATAAAGCTGAAACCCTAGCATTATGTAAATGGAATGACTCTAATAATCAAGAACGAACAGTTTTTGCAGTATGGACTAAGACTACTGTTGGTAACTCAATATCTTTAAAACAAGATATTGATGAAAATTTATATGCTAATATTTTTGTAAATTATTCAGATTATGATTTTATTGCAGGCGAATTAGGTTCATTAGCTGCAATTGATTATAACCAACGTTCTGCTACTATTTCTTTAGCTAATAAAACATTTACTGGAATTAAACCTTTAGTGGATAATGATTTAGATTATGATTTACTTACTGCTGCTAAAGTTAATTTTTATGGACAATTTAGTTCAAGAGCTACTATTTATAATTTTAGTGAAGATGGAAGTGTTACAGGACCCTGGAATTATATAGAGAATATTTATAATGAAGCATGGTTAGATGATACTTTACAAAATAAAACAGCGGTATTTTTTAGTGTAACTAAACGCAATCCATATAATAATTACGGTTATGAATCACTTGGAAGTGTTGTTAACGATGTACTACAACAAGCTACTAAAAATAATGTAGCTGAAGCCGGAGTTAATTTATCTCAAATTCAAATTCAATCTTTAAGTAGAGAAGCAGGATTTGATATTTCTTCTGCATTATTTGACCAAGGTTATTATTATCAAGTTGTTCCTGCTACAGCTGAGCAACGCGCTAAAAGAGACCCAATTGTAGTCAATATTTGGTATATTAATGGTGGTAACTGGAATAAAGTTAAATTCCAAAATAGATATGTTCAATAAGGAGTAAGTAATGAGCTTTCTAACAGATTTTATGGCGCAAATATCGAGTAAAGATGCAATATTATCTTACTCAAATCCTACGTTAAAAACACCTATTATTATTGCTGGTTCAGGCATTAATGAAATTATTACTTTTGATAATAATGGTGAAATTGATGTTGGTAATTATAAAGTAACTGCTGATGGAGCTACTGTTGCTGGAGTTAAACCGGGTTTTCTTAAAGGTAAATTAAAGTTACAATATTTAGCTCCTGCACGAGTTGAAATTAGTAGAATTCAAATGAATCAATTTAATGCTTCATTTGTAGTACCAGGACAAACATTAATTATTACAAGTCCTAGTGGACAATGGACAAGTAAAATTCCAAATTTAATGTTTACGGGAATTTTTGGAGTACCTGATTTAACTGAAGATGGTGTAGGTGAAGTTACAATTAGCTTCTCAGGCGGAATACCAAATTCTTTAACTTTAGGTAATATTACTACAGCTGCTTCTTCAATTTTAGCTTTATAGGAAAATATAAATGAAAGTTATACAAATTAAAGATAAGAATGATATTAAAAGTTTTGAATTATCATTATTACCTGCTTTACAAGGTTTTAATTTTCTAATAGATTTATGCCAATTGCTTATTGATACTCCTGAAGTAAGCGCTAAAAGTCTTATTCAATTAATCAATAATATGGCTTTATCAGGTATTGAAGATAAAGATGCTAAAAAAGAGCAAATTGAAGTTGCAGCAAATAAATTATTATCTCCTTCAGGTATGGACATGTCTTATTTTTTGACTTTATTGTTAGGAGCAATTCAACAATTAGATTCAGAGAAAAGAGAAATGCTTTTAACTTTAACTCTTAAAAATGTAGTATTCTTAAACGGTGAAGCTAAAATGAAATTATCTTTAGGTGGTGATATTTCAACTAATGTAAATAATTATATTAATAGTCCTTTTACTTTATTGTTATTAGTTAAAGAGTTTTTGACATATAATTTAATGGAGATATTTAGTGATTTTTTTACAAAGACCGAGGCAAATATAGATTAGACTTTGGTAAAAAATTATCAAATATTACTAAAGGAGCTATTAATTATAATATAGCTCCTATATTTGGTTCGGTTATATCCTCAAAATTAGCTACATTAAATGAATTGAAAACTATTTATACTTATAGTGATGTACTATCATTATATGATATTATAAATGTTGACAATTATAATTCCTTATTATTCCAAGAAAACCAAAAAGAGATGCAATCATGACAACTACTACAACTGACCAACTAGTCATTAAGATGTCATTAGACATGGCAAAATTGCAAGATGGGTTACGTAAAGCTGATGCAGGAATTAAAAAATTTGCAGGCGATATGCAAACAACTATTGGCGCAGCATTAGATTTATTAGCTATTAAAATGGTAATGAGTTTTAGTAAAGATTTAGTTAATAACTTTGCTAATACTGGGGCAAAGTTAGAATTTTTAGCTCAAAAAACAGGAGAATCAGTAGCATCTTTAGATAAATGGGGAACAGCCGCAGCAAAAGCTGGAGGAAGTGCTGAAGGATTTTATAATACTATTCAAGGTTTGCAATCTAAATTACAAAATGCAAAATTTGGAGGTGATCCTAAAACAATGGGGATATTCTCATATTTAGGAATTAATCCTCAAGATGCTAAAGGTAATATTAAAAAAACTACTGATATATTATTAGAATTATCAGGTAAATTAAAAGGAATGAGTAGAGATAAACAACAATGGGTAGGACAGCAATTAGGTATTGATGATGCTACATTACGTATATTATCTCAAGGAAGAGAAGCTACTGAAAAACTGGTTAAAGCTCAAAATGCATTATGGGATGATAAAAGTGCGCAACGAGCTCAAAAAGCACAAGCAAGATTAATTGATTTTAATAGAAAAATTGAAAAGCTTAAATTAGATTTAGGAGAAAGATTAATACCGGTTATGTATAAACTTACAGACTGGGTAACTAATTTTATTGATAAAGATTTACCAAAAATAACTAAAGCATTTGATGATTGGAGTAAAAAAACAGGAATTACAGCTGGAGATATTGGAAAATTAGTATTAGCTTTAGCAGGATTATCTGCAGCAACTACAGTAATTAAAGGTTTATCTCTTGCATTTAAAGGTTTAGGTGGAGCAATAGGATTATTAAGTGGACCATTAGGTGCAGCAGTTACCGCTATGACTACTTTATATGAAGTATATGACAAATATCAAGAATATCAAAAAGACCCTGAAGAATTTAAAAAAAATCATGATATAATTGGAAAACCATTAGCAGCATTATTTGGAGCAGGTGAAAAAATAGGAGGGGCGGCATATGACTTCTTTAACCCGACTGCTTCCCAATATCAATTAGCTCCTAAAGATTATGAAAAAATGGTAGAAAGATTAGCACCTAAAGTAGCACAAATTGAATCATCGGGCGGATATAATACTAATTCAAATAATGGAGCTTATGGTCCTTATCAACAGCGAGTAACCCATGCGAATAGAGCAAGACTGCAAGCAGGATTAGATAAAAAAGATGCAAATTGGTACATGGACCCTAAAAATAGTTATGACACTTATAAACTAATGATGATGCAAAATTTAAAATCTACTAAAGGTGATTTAGATAAAGCTATACAAATGTACTCTGGTGGTAATTATGGGATTGATAAAGTATTAAAACAAAAAATAGATAAAGTTAATTATGGATTGTTAGGTATACAACAACCTAATGTTCCAAATAATATTAATAAAATACCATCTGCTAATGTAACTAATAATTCACCTAATACTACTAAAAATAATACCCAAAATATTACTATAAGTAAAGTAGAAATGCACGGGGTACAAAATAAAGAGCAATTTGTTAATAATTTGATGGGGAATAAATTAGTATCTCCAGCATTAGCTTTTAGTAATGGAAGAATAGCATAATGTTTGATTTTATTGATGATATAGAAAAATTTTGGAATGGGCAACCTCCTCCGCAAATAGGAGAAATATGTTTTACATTATATACAGCAAAAATATTTGAAGATGTTGAAATATCTGTTGACATTGCTCCTGAAACAGTTGACTCATCTCAAGTCAATGATGACGAAATGGTAGCTGATTTTCAAGCTTTATCAGATTTTGGAGCTAAATATCAAGTTAATGTTCCAACAGAAGCATTAGAAGATGGGCAATTTAGCAATGATTCAGTATTAGGTTTACCATATACATTAGATATTGTCTGTGTAAGTTCACCCGCTTATGAAAAAGGTGTAGTATTTGATGACCAAAGTAGACGAGATTATATTGCAGATATAATTGAAGCATTAAAACAAAATATGAAAAGTCAAACTATTGTTAGTATTATAAAATCAAAACCTTTATTTGAAACTTATCCATTATTAAAAATAACAGATTTTGAATATGCTCTAACTAATAATGAATTAAATTTAGTAGCATTAATAAAATTACAAGAAGTAAGAACAACTAAAAGTGAATATGGCACAAGTAATGCTAATACTTTAGCAAATAAGCAAAATGCATCTCCTACTCAAAATGGCAGAGTATCACCAACTGATATTGATTCTAATACTGCAAAGGATATAGGATTATGATAATTAAACAAATACCATTAAGAGCAGTACCTAACCAAATATTAGTTGTACAACCTTCAAATCAAAGTTTAACAATATCGATATATAAACAGGGTGATATTCTATATTGTAATGTAAATATAAATGCTGTAAGAATTATTACCGGAGCAAAATGTTTATGTGGAGTATCTATTAATCAGTATAATACTCCTTTAATAGGATATTTAACCTTTTGGAATAAAAACAAAACAAATCCTACTTATGAATCATTAGGCACAGATTCAATATTGCTATGGAGTGAAGAACCTATAAGCGATATAATATATAGTAAATATGTTATTGATAATCAAAAAGACTTAGAAAAAGAATTTGGATAATGCAAACAGAATTACGTACAAGACATATTGTAATCAAATTTATTTTAGATGAAAATACTTTTGCAGCGGGAACAGACAAAGAAGGTAATCCTTTAAATGTTAAAATTATTAGAGGTAATTCTGATAGTAACTCTTTAACTATTGAAGCTAATATAAATAAAACTTCTACCAGTTTTATGCAATCAAGTGCTACAGTAATAATTGACGGTATGACTGTTGATGATATTAATACATTATCTCTTATGCAATTTCAGGTTGGGGTAAATGAAGGATATAATATAGTTGAAATATATGCAGGATATGATTTAAATAGTGATGGATTACCACCTTTAGCCTATCGCGGGCAAATATATGCAGCTTATCCTGATTATAACAATGCTAACAGAAGTAGGCCATTTAAAGTAATGTCGTTATATGGTATAACATATCAAAATGCGGATGACAACGGACATATATCTGTTAAAGGTGAAGTAAAATTAGAAGATTTATTTAAGCAGATTGCATCACAATTTAAAGGGTTACAATTTGTAGGGAATAATCTATTCGGATATAGCTCAACTAATCCCCGTTATGAGGGTACTCCTGTACAACAAATGGATAAAGCTTGTGCTGATTATGGTTATCACTGGAAAGCTGATGATACTTCAATTTTAGTTGCCCCTAAATATCAACCTTTTTACCCTAATGAAATTATTGAAATATCTTCAGATAATAATATGATAGGCTACCCTACAGCAGTTCCTTATGGTTTTCAAGTTATGGTTAGATATACTCCTTATTTGAAATTTGGACAAGTTGTAAAAATAAAATCTTTAATGCCATTTGCAAATAATGGGGCATGGTATATTAATGGAATTCAACATATATTGACAAATCATAGTAATCAATTTATGAGCATCTTACAAGTTAATAATTATTTATTTGGGGGAATGTAATTATGAATAATAATCAAAGTAATTTGCAATTTGGAAATTTACAAAATGAAGCTAATCAAATTGAATATGCTATTGCTCAATATCTATTAAATAATGTTAATACTATTCAACCTTGTAAAATTATTAAAGTTAATGAAAAAAGTTATGATGTAGAAATACTAACAAATTATCTTATGGCAGATAATAAACCCATAACCCCATTACCAATATATGAAATATCTAAAATAATGGTAATGGGAGGAATAGCAGGCATTATAACTGAATTAGAAGAAAATGATAAAGTATTAGTAGGATTTTGCCAACGTGATATTTCAATTGTAAAAAAACAATGGGATAATCAGAATCCAGGTAGTCTAAGAATGTTTGATTTACGCGATGGAATAATATTAGGTGTATTATCAAACAAATTACCTTCAATTTATGTTAAAATAACTAATAAAGGAATAGAATTAAATGGACCTAAAGTCACTATAATATCAGATAATGATACTATAGTCAAAGCTAAAAATGTAACAGTTGATGCATCTAAAATAAATTTAGGTAATGGTGGTTCGGGCGTATTAAATGGTGATACTAAATTTCAGGTAACAGGAGTACAAAAAGGTGGAGATACTTTACCCGTTACAATAGTATCAGGAATATCTAATACTGTTATTGCTCAATCTTAAAAGCTTTATATATTTCATCTTCAGCTTCATCTAAAGGTGATTTTTTAGGACTAAATACGTCTATTATTGATACTATTGCCTTATTAGCAACTAATGTTATAGGTGATATTTCTGGATATACAGTATTGATATAACTATTAGTTAAAGTATTAGCTACAAGATTTGAATCTATTGCATATACTAAATTAGTAAAAGATAATAAAAATATTTTTATAATTTTCATAATTAATCCTTAAATTTTAATTATGTATTATAACATAAATTTATAATTCATATAAATTATTTTATAAAAGATATAATAATGGAAGATTTTTGGTTATTAAAATGTAATATTAATAACGATATTAAAAATGTAAGTTTTAATGATATTTATACTGATGATGGTGGAAACTTACAAGTAGTAAGCGGATTAGATGCATTAAAGCAATTAGTATCTCAGGCTTTATGGTTATGGTATGGAGAATATGATTTTAATACTACTATTGGTGTAACTTATAGAAGATTAATGAGTAATAAGTTTTCACGTTCTAGTTTATTTCAATTTCAAATACAAAAAGCAATAATGTCAATAAATGAATATATTCCTGCAAAATATATTCCAATATATGGAATAAAAAAAGTAATTATTCAAAGTTATAATATTGACAATAAAAAAAGAATTTTATCAGTTGTGTGTGATATTATATTAAATAGTTCATCTAGAAAATTACAGGTAGCGATATAATGCCAATGACTAATACTGGATATGAAACATTATCAGGTAATCAAATATTAGATAATATACAGAAAGCATATAAAAATACTTTTGGTGATAATTTTGTTGTTGCTCCTGCTTCAATAAATGGGGCATTTATACAATATGATGCTAATATGGCTATTGAAGTAGAAAATGCAAAAGCATTATTATATGGAAGTCTTTATAATCCTAACCAAACTAATGGAATATGGTTAGATTCTATTTGTAAATTTAATGGAATTAATAGAAAACCTGCTACAAGTTCTATAGTAAATTGTGTTATTACAGGATTGCCAGGTACAATAATACCATTGGGAAGTAAAGCATTAAATAAGAACAATGAAGAGTTTTATACTCCTATCGATATAATTATACCTAAAGAAGGTATAATTACCTCTGTATTTTATTCAATATTAAAAGGACCAATTAATTGTGATGCAACAACAATTAATCGTATTGCTCAAAATATATCTGGTTGGGATACTATAAATAATCCAACTAATGGCGCAATTGGTAAAAATGAAGAAACTGATTTAGATTTAAGAAATAGAAGACAGTATAGTTTAGCAATTAATTCTGCAGGTGGATTAAATTCAATTATTAGTGCATTAAATAATTTAGCAGGAGTAAATAATTTTACAGTTCAAGAAAATTATACACCTATAGCTAAAATTATTTTCGGTGTAACTGTTAATCCAAATACAGTTTATGTGTCTGTAGATGCTAGTGATGATTTAAATGAAAGTATTGCTAGAATAATGTATACTAAACGTTATTGTAGTATGCAAGGTAATACTACTTATACTTATATTGATAAAGAATATCCATGGGTTACTTTTGATGCTCAATGGCAAAAAGCACAAGCAGTAGAATTACAAGTTAATATTACTATTCCGAAATTATCAACTTATCCTTCTAATATTATTCCTTTAATTAAAAAGTCAATTATTGATAATTTTAATGGATTGCAACCACCTGTTCCTAAATACAGAATGACAGACCCTGTTGCTGCGAGTAGATTTTATTACGCAATGAATTTAGCAGGAGTTATAGTAGTAACAAGTATTACAGTTGGAATAGTTGGACAAACTCAATCATTAGAAGTTACTATTCCAATGGACCGAGTATTTGTTTTACATGAAAATAATATTATTGTTACTTTAGTTGAATAATTATGTCTTTATATATTCAATTTTCAAATGCTAAAAATCTTCAAAAATTAGAAGAAGAGTTATTGCCTTATTTAACTATAAATGAAGAAGAATTTAGACAAACATATTTTGATATTGAAACATGCGATAAAAATGGATTAGACAATTGGGGTATAATTTTAAATATATCTAGAACTGTATTAATAGGTAATGCTTCAGATGGAGTATTTGGATTTGGACAACAATCAATGTATCCTGTTCCTCCTGATGGTTATCCTCAAAATTTTAATAATGGTTTTTTTTATAACCTTAAATATGAAAAAGAAGCAGGAATTCCTTATGAGCTTAATGACTTCCAATATCGTACGATGTTACAATTTAGGTATAGAACAATAACGTGTAATATGTCATTATTTTCAATAAATAAAATAATGAATCAATTAGTTGGAACTTTAAGTAAGGCTTATGGATTTGAAAATCACAGATGTAGAGTTAAAATGACAGGATATATGAAATTATCCTATGAATTTAATTTTGCTTTATTACCTTGGATGAGAGCAATATTTATTAATCGTAATGTATTACCTGTACCTGCAGGAGTATTTGCAACAATTTTAGAAAATAGGAATTTTTAAAATGTCAGAAAATAATTTAACTACATTAGTTCCTCCTAAGTTTTTACCTGAAGAATTTTGTGCTAAAGGTAAAGAGGGTAGTGACTATATTTATCCCCCTATAACTTCACCTGATAATATGATATCAACATTAGACCAAGGGTTCCCATATTTACAAGAAGTAAAACCAACAGAAGGTGGGGCAGTAGTTCAAAGGCAAGAATTTAATGGATTTTTTAGATGGTTAAGTCAAATATTAAGCTATATGAATTATGGCGGTTTATTTACATTTAATGCCGAAAATATAAATGGTTATCCTAAAGGCGCATTATTATGGTGTGAATCTAATAAGTCTTTTCAATATTCGCTTAAAGATAATAATAAAGCAAATTTTGTAACTAATCCTTCTTATATAAATGATGGGGTTAATTGGTCTCAAGTATTTCAAGGTAATTTAAATTTTACACCTGTCCAACAAGGTGGAGGAGCAGGGCAATCTGCTAATAAAGTATATATTGGATGGAGCCCTACAGATAATGCTTTAAAAGCTCAAGTAGATATTACTGATTTAGGTATATTCCCAACGCAGAATAATCCCGGAGTATTTGTAAAAAATAATATCGTTAATATTTTTACTCAACAACAAGCTATAGGTAATAACAATGATGTAATCTTAATACCAAGTACAGGATTAGCTGGAAATGTTCCTGCTTGTCCTACGAAATTTGGTATTAAATTAGGTTGGGATGGCGCACATTTAAGATATATGGTAAATAATGATGCTGGAGTTACTCAACCTTTAGTAACTTTATCTGAAGTGCCAGGATTAAATAATAAATCTTGGCAATATATTAATGGATTTACTAATAATGTTAATTATACAAATAGTCATAATTATCCAGTTGATGTTTGTGTAACTTGTGTGGCAACATGTACAAATGCTACTGAATTATCTGGAGCTTATATTATGATAAATGATAATTTATCTATTATTAGTGCTTATACTCCTACAACTACTGCTGGTTCTAATGTTTCTTGTCAATTTAATTTTATATTACCTCCAGGTTCACGTTTTCAATTACTAGGAATTAATCGAACTAAATTTGGCTATTTAATAGGAACTTGGTTAATATGATTTATATAATACATAATATATCAAAACAATTATATGGATATGATGATTTAGATGAATCTCAAATGCAGGCATATAATCAACAAAAAGCAGATGAAAATTATATTGATTGTAGATTGCCTGAAGAATTTGAAGAATGGGATTCTAATTTAAAAGATTGGGTATTAAATATTAATAAAAAAAATCAAAATATTATAAATAATATAAAAAGTAAAATAAATGATTTACTTATAAAATATGAAAGATACACAATTCCATTTCAATATAATAAACTAACAGAATTACAACAAAATATATTAATGTCGTTTTTAAATGAATGTTATACTTTATTAAATAATATTACTATTAATAGTAATATTCCAGTAATTCCTGATTTTCTAAAGGATAATATATAATGCAAATACTTATTAAACCAACTATAGACGAAGTTTATTCAGAATCATTTAGTGCTACTGATAATAATAACTTAACACTAATTTGTAATGGTTTACAAGGAAATGAATTTGCTACCTTACAAATTTATGATATTATTACTAAAAAATATTATGATTGGTTAGTAGCAGGAAAACCACAACAAATGAATGGACAAAATAATGTGTTAGAGATATTTTTATCTCAAGGAACATTTAGGATTCATAAAAGTGTAACATTAGCTCCAATTGGAGTTGTATTATGTAATACTGGAGTATAAATATGCCGGCAACTAATGGTGGAGGATTTGGTGGTGGACAATGCATTTGTCTATTACTTAATTATAAGGGTATATATAACGCTTCAACTAATACGCCTCATTTAGAAAATGGTAAAGGTGAATTAGGCGATTGGTATTTAACTACAATTGCAGGTACTAATAATCCTACAAATAAAAATTTAGCAATACATGAAACTATTGTTTATAATGGTACTATATGGCAATCAGGTGGATTAATATCTAATACTGATGATTTAGTTATTGCTCCTAATTATATTATCATTAAAGGGCAAAAAGTCAATGTAGGAGATACTTTAACGGTTGCTATTGGTAAATTACAGGGGCAAATAGATAGTACAAATGATAATTTTACTAATTATTATACTAAAACAGAATCAGATAAAATATTAGTAGATGCATTAAAACCAATTATTGATAAATTAGCAGATACTTATACTAAACAAGAAACTGATGCTAAAATACAACAGGCAGTTAAACCAATAACAGATGAGTATAATCAATTTGTTACTAATTATAATGCTAGAACATTTAAATTCAATAGTCCTGATGGTTCTATGGAATTTACTGCTACATGGGATAAAGAAACTAATTCTTGGATAGCTGAAGGTACAGCTAAAGGTGGAGGTGGTTCTGGTGATGGTAATATGCATGATTATCAAAATTGGGTTGATACTAAAGATTATCCTTTTAATGCTATATCAAATATTCCTGTAGTTATTTTTGAAAATAAATTATATGTAGCAATAAGTAAACCTACTAAAGGTAAAACTCCTAATACTGATTCTGCATGGCTATGCGTAAGTATTAAAGGCGATACTGGACCTCAAGGACCAGCAGGAGCTAAAGGTGATACTGGACCTCAAGGACCAGCAGGAGCTAAAGGTGATACTGGACCTCAAGGACCAGCAGGAGCTAATGGTGATACTGGACCACAAGGACCA